ATAAAGACAACTCTCCAGGATCCGATGATGATAGGCTTGCTAGTTGTTTCCTGAGACAGTTAATTCTTGGTTGAGAGGATGTAATTACTAAACGAAAATTAATTTGTAGTTTTCTCAATTTGAGTCAAGATGAAGGGACTTGCTCACATTATCTCTCTCAAAGTATACAACCTAGCGTGTATACTAATTACTCTAATTTGTATCATTATTTGAATTTGTGTTTATTGGTGGCTACAGCTGATGAAAACAAGCCCCTTAATTTTAAAAATGTCTTAGTAGATCTGTCAGAGATGCTCTTAAATAGAAATGTAACTTTTTAGTTTAAATTAGGGGAAAAACTAAACAAATAAATAAGATTAGAACGAGGTTTAAATTTCAAGATTGAGATTAATGATAATTGTATTCAAAGAGTTCCTATAGGAGAGGCGTTGCCTAATTTAGATGAATTATCAGAATACCTGAAATCTCAAGAATCAGCCTATGATGATGATATTCCTATTGCAACTGAGTACGGTACTGACTTTACCCTACCTCTTGAAGTTAAGTAGTGATATTAGCAACTTTCTGTAATGGAACTAAACAAATGTAGACAAGCCTCACATGCCTTTTCATCCTTTGAGAAGCGAAAGTTCTTTGATATTTCTGCTCCGCCAGTATGTCCCATCAAAGCTTCACCAGCATGCTTAGCTAAAGCAGACATAAAATAGCCTGCCCCTGACCTTCAACTTCCCAATGTAAGTTGAATTTCTAAGTAGTTACCTACTATCTAACCTTTCTCGGCCAAAAAAGTTATTCAAGAATGGGGTCCTGGTGAGGAAAGAAAAGCATGGGATTTAGAAGATGGACCTACACTATCTCAAGTAGAAGATGAAGATGAACAAGAAAGCTTAGAAAGAGCTTTAAGAAATTATAAACCTCTTTGATTTGATTCAGACGAAGATGAAAAAGAAGGCGGGTGTCCTGAGAGACCTATGGGTGAAGATTTTGATGTGTCTTTTGCTGATAGATATGATTTCCCAGATTGAAATGAAAATTATCAGCCATAACAGAATCAATTTTCATGGAAAAGTCTCAAGGTACAGGAGAATATTGTGACTGGCAGTTTATAATAATTGTCCTAATGTGTAATTAATCCATTTTATGACTTTTTCGTTTCTGTGCCTCTAATTAACTGAATAATTTCCGGGTTACTTTTCTTCGTCCGTTCTGGTGGAAATATTTTCTAGTTTTTGAAAGGATTTTTCATAACCATGATCACATCTTCAACTCCAGTCGTGGTGAATGTTTAATGACGGTTCTTATGAGAGAAACCTTAAGTGACTGAGGCTAAGTTGTTCGATTTATATGATGCCGCCTCTCGTCCTTGGGTGTAGAGTAAGTAGGACATAGATGCTAACCTGAATAAATCTAAGATCTTTTACCATGTATAGAC